GATTGTAATTGCTGTTATGATTGTGATTGCAATTGCAATCGCCCTTACCAGCTTCATAAGCCGCTAGATCTGAATTGTGTACACAGTCTAAATTTGGCATTTAAATACCTCCCTTAATATATTTTAGAGTATCACAGATACCCTTCTTATATAAGTGAATTTCTAACACCAAATATCTAATCTTTTAATGTGCGGCTAAATCTGCTTCATGAAGTAATTCTAAATCTTTAATAAATTTATCTGGGAATCTCGCTTTAATTTTTTTCATATATGCTTCACCCTTAAAAAAGTCCATATGATGCGCAATAAGGTTTGCAATTTCTATGTCTATTAAATTGCCGTAAGAATGAGAAATATACATATATGCGCCGACGTTCTCATGGTTGTAATAATGAGCAATTTCAGAAGGTTCACCCTTTGCATTATGAAAAACCTTGCAATAAGGCTTGCCAATATCATGATACAGCGCAGCAAATGGAACAAGACTATTAATAGAAGAAATCCCCATATGTGCTTTTAAATAAGTATGAGCTAATAACATATGATCTCCAATAGAAGCAGAGTGATGTGGATTATCATGAGGTATATTTTTAGCCTTAACAAGTTCTTTGATTAAGTCATCAAATTTCATAACAGCTCCAACAACCTCAATTTTATACCATCCTTCAGACTCATGAGGCATTTCGAACTGCTTCAACATACGATAAATTACTGATTCAGGAACAACTCTATCTCTTTTAGAGTTCTGCTCCAAAACTCTTTCAAGTGGCGGTGCAACAAGGATAACTTTACAACGAACATCAAGATTAAGCCTTTTAATTGAGTCTATAAAATTAATACGCCGCTTTGCAGACAAATTTGTCGCATTATATACAACAGATTTTTCTTCTTTTAATGCTGCAACTAATCTTTTCCACATAATATTAAAAACTTCTCCATTATGAGACTGATCGTTTACATCACCAAAAACTTCTGTCCGGATATCGTCAGAAGAAATATGAACATGATTAGGATATAACTTATTCATCCAATGATCTTTGCCAGCTCCAGGAAGGCCCATCATCATTATAACTTCACTCATTACTATATCTCCTTTTTATCTTACTTTAAATAAATTATACTATAAAACATAAAAAAAGTCAAGAGTTTTTATTGCTCTTGACTTTTACCCTGTTTCTTCCAGCGAAAGAAACCAGTAATATTAATAACCATATAAACTAAATACATTATTACCATTGGCCAGTTTATAACACTTAAAAAATTAGTTGTAATCCAAAATATATTTCCTGTAATCCAAGCAAGCCAGCCACTACGTTTTTTAAGGATTATAAGAATATTACCACCAAGACTGAATAATGCGCCAAGAATTGAAAGTATCAAAATTAAGTTCATTTAATCACCTTTTAATATTGTTATTATAATATAAAACAGAAAAAAGTCAAAGGTTTTTATGCCTTTGACTTTTAAAATATTAGATTACTCAGATTCTTTAACCTAATAGAAAGTATTCGCCGCACCCCAATTTTCGGGAGCATTTTCTGTTGAAATTATGGTGTAGACATCGCCATCTTTTGTATAGAATTTATCAGCAACATATGCAGGAACATAAGGATGTTCTTGAGTACCATCCCCCTCAAATGTAACTACTTCGTATTCTACAACTGGTTTAGGCGACTCTGGAGATGGCTTCTAACCATCAACCCAAGTCTAAAATGCCTAAGCCTATGATACGGCTGCAGCACCCATCGACTCTTGTTTAGTTCCAGCTTGAGGATACTAAGTCTATTCATATCCTTCAATAGTTGCTTTAGTTTTACTATCTCCAACTGATAATGCTTGAGTAGGCTACGGTTTAATACTTTGCTAGAACTCTGCTTCACGATACGCCGCCGGCCCAAAGAATGATTCTTTAATGCCATATAACGGTCTTGAATTATAAGTCATTATCTTTCCTCCTTTTAATTATATTTTACAGAAATCTATTCTGCGCTAATAATAAGTGGTTTTTCTCTCAAAAATCTCTAATATAATAAAAACGTCCAATATTTATTCATTGGACGCTTCTTTAGATTCTATTAAATTTAAATAATTAGTTTCCTTCTCTACGTTTTCATTGAAAAGTGGTGCTAATAAAGAATCTAATTCTTTATCATTAAGAACATATTCTACTGTTCCATCTTTATTATAAAGAATTCCAATAAGAATTTTATCAATTTCCATTCTATTTCTTTCGTTCTCTCCCATTAACTTTAATACCAGTAATTATTCTCCTTTCATAATCTCAGTTTGAAATTTTTCCCACTCAGAATTTACTAAATTACAAATTCTCTCAGCATTTCTCTTATTTTTAAAAACTGCATGAGGAAATCCTAAACGTCCACTTAAAGTTGCGCCGTTCATCACACAATATTTTAAATAATCAGGATACGATAATCCTAAGAGCCGCGCCTCTAAAATATGATAGCTTTTCCTACACCAAAATTTAGGATAATTAGTATGAAAATCTTCTCTTAGTCCAATCATCCATTCTTTCAGAGTTCCACTTTCCCTAACTATAAAAGCCGACATTTTTCTCCTCCTAAACTGCTTTATATTCAGCACCGCAATACTCGCATTTAAGGTCTTTAATCGTTCCGCCGCAACACTCGCAACGTAAAGGCTTAATTAACTCAATTTTTTCAGGTGCCGGCGCAGCGAGTTTTTCTCTTGCATTAAGCCAATCTTCTATTAATCTAATAGCAGGTTCCACTTTTATAATTCTACTCCCTTCAACAGTTCCAATTTTTTCTGTTTTTCTACCTTGTATTTTTCCCAAGATATGATATTGAAATAATCGCTGATCTTCTTGCCAATATATATCGCAATCAACTTTATAAATTTTCCTACATACGTTCTCTAAAACTTTTGTGAGTTCTTCTATAGACAGTTCATATGGTAGTAGATGCCATTCACCTTTTATTATAATAGGTAGATCAGGACCTTTAGGAATAGGATATCGAATGCTCATAAATAAATCTCCTTTTTTAGCTCTTCAAGTTCTTTAATTTCATCATCATTTAAGACTGTTAAATCTCTATATGCAACATCAAAAGCGACATCTGTTTTGCCTTTAATTTCATTCAGAAATTTCTCAAAACCAGTCGGCTTAATATCATACTGGGCTTTTTCCCTTATTGCAACAGGCACATAATCTGGGATAATATATTTAGCAACAGAAGAAGCGCTAATGCCTAAAATTCTTGCTGTCAAACTTTTATTACGGTTTTCATAGTAAAGTTCATTAATCTGTTGCTTCTGTTCCTCACTAATTCTTGTTGCCATATTACTCCTCCTTTTCCTTTAACCAGGCAGACTTACCACCTTTCTTAATATAAAGCCAACCTATTTCCATATCTCCTAATGGATGTGTATCTACTAATTTAACTCTTAAATTTATATTCTTAGTCTGTTCGAGAAATTCTTTCTTCTTTACCTTTATAGAAGCTTCTCTTTCCTCTCCTATTGCATTTACTGTAGTAATCATTAAATTAAAACGTGAAGCCAAACTTTGCTCCATCAATAATCTATTAGTATCCAACATTTCTATCTCTCCTTTCCTTTATATAAAAATTATATCATAAAATAAGAAAAAAGTCAAAGATATAAATCTTTAACTTTTCTCACACCTTATTATTCATTTTCCTGCGCTGCGGCTTCAACTTTTTCTGATTCAACCATTTCTTCAGTTAAAGTTAAATATCTCTCTTCGTCATAAATATTTGCTATCTTTACCGGCTGCCCATCTTTTAATTCGACCTGAACCGGAATTTCATGAAGCAGACTCCAAAGCGCCACTCCAGCGACATCCATTAAAATTCCTATAGACTCTAAACTATCAATAAATATTGGTCCAACAAGTGTCCGTTGTATATCTTTAGCTTCTAAAACAAAAGTAATAAAAAAACCTCTCTAGGAAATTCCAAAATTAGCATCTGTCAATTTTGCATTAATCATCTACATCTCTCCTTAATTCGTCATGAATTTCAATTATATCATTATATATTATTCTTGTGTCTCCAATCCACATATCCTCATGGTAATGACCACAAAAGTGTTTTTTGTATGGAACGAGTCCAAGAACTCGATCAAATTCATAATCGGATTCTGTAGGATAAAAACCTAGAAATCTATTAACTTCTGAGCCGCCAGTATGAGAAAATATAAAATCTATCCCATCTGGAAAATAATACGCCTTTGTCAATGCATTGTCAATATCCTCTTTTTTAATTTTCTCTTGCGGCCACCAAGAAATCCCCTCTTTTCTATAGGGTTTCCCAAAAGCGTCAACAATATCATGAGATTCCGCTCCATTTACTACTAAACATTCATAGTCATTAAGGTCATAAATTTCTCCAGTAATAGCTAAAAATACTGTTGGGGCGGCGTAACGAACTCTACCGCCAAATTTATAAGTAATAGGTAGTTTTTCAATAGCATCATAGTTCTCATGATTTCCAAGAACTACAAAAGTAGTCCAAGGTTTATTACTCCACCATTTTAAAAGATAATTATCTTTTTTATCCCCATACCAAATAGCGCCCCAATCTCCCATAACAACCATGATATCATCTTTATCTAATTCTTTTTGAATTGGAAACTTTTTACTGGTTAATTTGCGTATATCTATATTATTATGAGTATCGCTAACCAGTCAGGAATAAACGTCCTGACATCATACATCACTCCTTTCTTTATTCATGGATATAGTTTCCATCTCCATTTTCAACATTAACCCAAGGTTCAACAATAGAATAAATATCACTATCCGTTTCTAACCAAATATCGCCGCCCCACTCTGTGTGAGCCAATAGACAACCAAGAAAACTTTTTGCATTTACTCTATAGTTTCCAGCTGTATTTACTAATTCTGCCTTACCTGCAAAATCATGATAATTCAGAACCCTACAAAACTCCTGTGTATCCTTATAAGTATCTAAATAAAGTCTAACTCTCATTATTTTCCTCCTTAATCTTTAAAAATTAAATGTTTAAAAGTATAATATAAAATAATCGCTATCATTACTGTAATTAATCCCATGTTATCCCTTTCTTATATTATAACCATACTAATCACTGTGATAAAATTCAATCCAATATTTTTCTCTTGAAGTCTGTTCTTCTTTACTACAAATTTCAATAATCTCGAAGGTAAAATTCTCAAGACCTTCCTAAAACATGGCTTCATATATTTGTCCAGCAATTCTTTCTATATTACAGCCGCGTTTAGCGTGAGTTCGCCAACGAGAAATAAAATCTGTCGTTTTTCCAACATAAACTTTTTCATTATTTATGTTGGTAATTTTATAAATTCCTCCAGAGTTTTTCTCTGTAGTTAAAACTCTTTTGAACATTTCTTCCATTTTTGCTTTATAATAAGTTTCATAGAGAATTTTATAAAAAATCTCTGGTCGAGAGAAACCAGGTGCCATTGCCTTTAATTTTTCAATATCACTTTTTTCTATAGATGATAAAGTAATATGATAAAAATCTCTTTCCTCTCTTAATTCTTCATCTTTTCTCAATCTTTCAATGATTTTGGTTTGCTTTTCTTCAAAGGCTTTAATTTCTTCAGTCAACGCCGCCTTTTTCAAATTTATCTCGTCGCTGAACGTCTAAAAATTTACCTTTATCGCATCCTTATCTTTCTCATATTGAGCATTAATAGAAGCAATTTTCTATTCTCTTTCTCGTGCCGCGGCAGCAATAATTTCTGCATTTTCTTGCTGACGTTTCTCCTCGGCAATTCGATCCATTTCTTCATACTTATCACGAGTCGCCTAGTAATCTCTATCTAACTTAGCTATATTTTTTTCATATGACTAAAATTTATCCCAATATTGTTTATCAATCGTATGAAGTTGCTATCTTTTTTCTTCAATTGCAGACTAAATTTCTGCTGTCATTTCCTTCTCATAGGCCTCTTTTTTCTAAGTAAGAGATTTTTTTACTTTTTCCTCTTCTTTAGAAAAATTAAACTTTTTTCTATGTTTATTTATTGTCAAATAATCAACAGCAATATAAGTAAAAATCGCTACAATAATTCCTACTAAACTATATAATACCCACATCATTAACCAAATTCACTCTCCTTAGTTAAATCAAGTTTTTCGCCGCAAGAGCAATATGCTGTTTTAATTGGACCAATTTCAGTAGGTTGGATTTCAAGTTTTATAGAATGCATAAGTTTATATCTGCCTTCAGGTTGGGGACGATGTGATAAATTCCAAGCATGAATTTTCTTATTATCCTCTTCAGTAAAACCCCAAAAGATTTGGGATTTCAATTCAGAAATTCTCTCATTGGCTTCTCTCAATTTCTCTTTTAAATCAGCCATTTCTTCGTCTCTACTTCGATTTTCAAGAAAAGAAATTTTTTCTAAAAGAGTTTCTCTCTCAGCAAGTAGGTCAATATTTTGATCGCATATTAAATTAATCGAATACTACAAGTCTTTCCGAGCCTCTTCAGTTTTTAGCTCTAATAAAATTTTATTACTCATAATACTCTTCTCCTTTATTATTCAACTAATACTGTGCACTCCAACCCTTATGTGGTCCAGCTGAAATTTTAATGTGCTTATCTAATATTTTTTTTAAAGTTTTTTCACAAATATGGTTTTCTCTACCAGCTTCACTAATAGAAGAATAATAAAACGCCTCTCCCCAAGGGGAATATAATATAATTGGGATACTTGTCACTTCATGACATTTTTTTATATTTTCCCTGCGGGCTTCTTGCTGAGAAATATATCCATTATATCCAGTAGGAATATCTTCATTATTATCATCGACATAACAAAAAGTATAATCAAATACTGAGTATCTTTTCCCCTGACAAATAACAACAAGATTTGAAACATTAAATTTATTTCCAGTCTCTGCAGTTAAAATCTTACAGGCTTCACTAATAGATTTAAAAGTTCTTCCTAACTCATAAATTGGAAGCCTGTTTTCATCTAATGGATATGCTCTGATTTTTTTATAAGTCGCATCAGGAGAATTTTGTCCTCCATAAGACATATTATATCCATAACCATCTCTCCAATGGCTATTAAATTTTTTGATATAAAAACACTCCATTTCATTCAACTTACTATCAGGAAATTCTCCAATTACATAAAATAAAAAGTTTTCTTTTCCATACTTTTTTAAAGCATTATGAAAAACTGTTCCATCTTCTATTTGAGCAAAATGCTGCGCATATCTGACTTGAGGATTTTTTATTGTTTGACCTATATATTTCTTGTGATTTATTAAATTTTCAAAATAATATATATATCCCATTATTCAATCTCCGCTCCACAATTAGGACAAAAATTACTTTTGCTCTTTTGGGGCTCTTTACATTCAGAACACCAGAAATATATTCCTGTGCCACTTGGCTTGCTATCATGCATTTGAGCCCACTCATTAATGCCTATCCAACGTCCTTTTGCTCGCCATACAAACTCCTTAAGAGGCTTATACCTTCCGCACCCCTCTCTTTCAGGACAGGCATGAATAGGTCCAGCCATACACTTAGGAACAAATACTGTCTCAATAATTCTTTTCTCTTCAGATGAAATTTGCTGAGCGCCCATAACTTCATCTCTCATAAGTGAAGCAACTTCATGGATTTCCTTTGAAGCTCTGTTACACATACGTTCATTACAGAAGTGCATAAGTGCTCTTAAGTTCATTGTAACATAGATAACCGTTGGAGTAGCATTGGGAAGCACACATCTTGCTGCGTCAATTGTACTTTTCTGGAAGCCTGGGTCAGACTCGTCTGTCATTTCTTTATATGCATTGAGCATAATATCACAAGCGTGTCTTGCATAATCACCGTCAATCCCGTAGTCAGGAATTACCCAGTCAGGATTATCATACTTGACATAACGCTGGCTCTGCTGAGAGTAAGATGCAATACGATGACGTACAATCTGATGCGAACAGCTACGAGAAATTCCTTCAATCTTAAAAGTAAATGAACAATGTTCAAGAACAGACTGGTGTCCTGAACGAATACAGCTCTTTATAATTTTAAGGTCAGGTTCGCTATCATAACAAACCGCTGCCGCCTCAGCGCAAACATATAGCGGATTAGGTGTATAACCTACAAGCGTTACTTTCATTCTTTCCCCTCCCTTTTAAATATATTTTTTATAATATTTATATTTATTCTTACTCCCATTTTTAGTCCTCCTTAGATTTATGATAAACGGTTGCCGACTGAGGGCTAAGAAACCATATCAAAATCTTAAGCCCTACAAACTGCCAAAAAGACAGCATTTTTAAACCAAAAACCCCAACGGCAATAATTTTCCAAAGCCAAAGGCCCAATAAAATAGATAAAACCCATAATAAAATTGTTAAAATTATGCTTAATGTAATTTCGCTCATTACTCCTCCATAGAATTAAATAAAATTTGATTATCAATTAACATTGCAAGAGAATTATATTTAATTGGATTAAAACTCCAATTTTTTAAACTTAAATTTAAAGTTTTATTTTTATAAATCTCAGTCTAATTATTTAGGCTTCCTGCAACTGCCTTAAATTCGTTAGAAAATTTATTATAATCTTCTTTATTAGTAATAATAAAAATATTCTCTTCTGTATCTTGAATTTTTCCTTTTAACCATCCATTTGCCTAAAATGTAGTAATTCCAATAGAATTCCAATTCTCTTTAGAAATATTAGAATTATTAACGTCAAGAATTTTTATTTTACCATTTAATTTGGAGCACAACTCTTTAGTCTACTCTAAATTTCCTTTAGAGAAAATTCCTAAAACTAATGCATTATCATTAGGCTAAATAACACTATTCCAGCATTCAATGACATGATCATTATACTATTCTATTGATACATTAAATTCCTGCGCCGCGGCGTCATCAAAAAATCGACAATCACCACAAAGGTATAATTCAGAATTATTTTCCTACATCTCTTTCCCTCCTTAAACTCTTTTATTTATTATATCATATATTTTTTAAAAAGTCAAATAAAAAAGAGTAGTCTTCTGACTACTCCTTTCTGTTGCGTGTTCCCATTTCGATATTTTCTGTTTTTGTCTGGGTAATTTCTTGCTTACGCAATTGATGTGCCAAGTCAATTACATATCTTTTCTCTATGGGGTATTACTGGTAGTAAAAGTGATTACTCGTTCCATCTCCATACCAACTATTAATATTACCGAAGCTTGATGAATTATTAAAATAATAATCTACAGCATCATAGCAATCTTGAGTTGGTGTACAACAGCCAGGCCAATAACCAGTAAATTGGCCTTGTTGCGTTAATACTGCATATACAGTATCTGGAAACCTACTATCATTTACTCTATTCATGACTCCGGCCGCAACCTAGGCTTTATCATATGTGTCAATCCAACTAGAACCAGCCTCATGCCATACAATTTCAGCCAATAGTGTACGACTATAATCATCAATTCCTGCAGTCGCCGCAACAACAGGAGTAGGCTCAATATATTCGTTTATAATTTCAATCTCTGGATTACATTCACTACATTTTCTACATTCTATTCCATTTGTATCTTCAATTTCATAACATTCATCATTTACCCAATGACAAGTGTTCATATGAAGATAATGTGTCGATGGTTTAAAAACAATAAATTCTTTTACTTCTTCATTCTCTTCTGATGCTTCTTTTTCTAAAATTTTTTCTTGCGCCGTGGTTTCAAAATTTTCCATTTCTTGGCTATCATCATTTTTCGCTACGGCGGCGCAAGAAGTCAAAACAGTATTATTTTTTGATGTCAACTAGCTTGTAATACTACTTGTTGCGATAGTAGTAGTATTTATTGTAGTTGTTTCAGCCATTAAATTAGTCGTTGTAGTTGTAGTTGTGGTTG